CTTGGGGCACTTACCTTCATAAGGTAAAATTAAAGTTCAACCACTTCACTGACGTGAAATGGCTTTTTGCGCGCTTTTAGTCGAATCGCTCAACAGGCCAACAGTACATTTCTCTTCACCTTTTGTGAAGGAACTCGTGGGGGGTTTGGTGATGGGTCTTCGTCACATACTACATTGTGACGGATATGTCGTCCATCGGAAGGAAAAACTGTCAATAGACCACGTTGTGGATCTATTGTGTCCTTTCGATGACGTTGAGGTTGTTGAGGTAGTAAAATACCTCACTTCCCATATTTTACCGCGTCTTGTACGCGATGAGGAACCCGTCCCACCTTCCTTCCTTCCGAAATACTCGACTCTCTTTTCTCATGGCTGGAAGAGATACCTTGCTAGGATCTTCGCCAACCACGGCCGAGTGACGCGTAGGCAACTTGCCTTAGCTACTTCGTTTTTGATGGTCAAGAGGGGCCTTTGTGCCCTTCCAAAGAAAATGAAATTGAATAGCATAAAAAAGATGCAAGCTATGATGTCACAGCCGTGTTCGACGAGCACAAGATTGCTAGACGAGGTCGACCGGACAGCTTCCGAACTCTTTCCTCTGGGGTGGGACTCACGTCCTTCCCCTTCGTACGCGCCGAGTAATAAGTCATGCTTGGAACGAACCCTCGTGGAGGGTGGAAGTCAATCACTTGTTTTTTCAGATGAGCTCTATTGGAATGGGCTCGAGACATACAGAGGTGCATGTCGTGAAGAACAGATAATTGACTTTCAAGATCATTCCCTGTTTGGCGAAAAGGATACAACATTACCGATTCATCCGAATCATAATGTTTCTAACTATGAGGAGTGGGCACGACGCAGTCAACATGAGCAATTATGTTGTCAAATTGCGCAGGTCGATGAGCCGCTCAAAGTTAGGAACATTACGAAGAATAATTGGCAATGTGGCATCCTTAAGCCACTACAGAAAATGATCTTTTCCCAGATGACCTCTGATAGGAATTCAGAGGTCTTCAATTTGACTTACTCCCCGGTGACCGAAGAAAACATGTCACGCATCAAACTATTCCCCGGCTCGAAATACGTCTCGGGTGACTACGCAGCCGCTACCGACTCCATTCATTCCGATGTTACTGAGACTTGTATAGAAACAATTCTCGGTAACATGACGGGACCTCTTTCTCGTGACACCGCTCTCATGATTCTCGCTAGAAAGTCCTTGACCGGACTTAGAGTCTATACTGACTCGACTAGCGGGGAGAGCTTTGTCATGAAAAGAGGCCAACTCATGGGCAGCTTGCTCTCATTCCCTCTCCTTTGCATCATAAACTTCGCGATCTGGAGACACTCGACAGAGTTGTCAACAGGTGAAGCTTGTGATGGAAAGGGGAAGGGTGGAGAAGCTGATCATGTGTTGATCAATGGAGACGATATCGGATTCGCGGCCACACCAGAACAGTACGAGTCGTGGAAGTCCTTTGTTCCAGGTGTCGGGCTTAAGCCGAGTGCTGGGAAGAACTATTTTACCGAAAGATTCCTTATGCTGAATTCAAGACTTTATGTTTTTGATGATGATAAGAGATCTTTGGTTAAGATTGATTTTCTCAACCTTCGTCTTTTGCGCAGCCCTGAGGAGGAGTGTTTC